CGGACGGATAACGGCTTTCTGGACTGCCGAGATTGCCGAACCGCCGAGAGCCGCGCCGCCGCGCCACCACAGCCGCGCGTCCTCCGCTTCAACCTCTCTCGGCATTGCCGAGACTGCCGAGACTGCCGATAGGCTGTGTGCAGGCTTTCAACCTTTCTCGGCGTTGCCGAGATTGCCGAGAGCCTGGGTGCCCCGCCCCGCCATCTCTCGGCATTGCCGAGATCGCCGACAACCGCTGGCGCCAGCTAGCTGCACGCCAGGTCGCAACCGACGCTTGCTCATGTGTACACATGCACAGTTGAACAGCTGTTCATATGAACAGTTGAACACCTATTCATATGTTCAGATGTCAGCACTAAAACGATGCGGAAAGCCAATGGCAGGGGGGAGGGGGGCCCGCGGCCCGCCCGGTCCAGGGCCGGAGGGGCCACAAGCAATTTTTTAAAAAACTTTTTAAAATTTACCATTGACATTTAAATGCGTAATTTTGTACGCTCACCCAATGCCAGCAAAAACCATCCCGTGCTTAGACACGCTTCGTGCAACGCTGTTGTACGACCCCGACACAGGACTTTTTACACGAAAAATTGCGTGGGGCGTTCGCGCCGCCGGAAGCACCGTGGGCTCGTTAAGCCCCATAGGCTACTGGCAGATAAGCGTGCAGGGCCGAACGTACACCGCGCAAAAATTGGCTTGGTATTATGTAACCGGCGAATGGGCGGATGGTGACGTTGACCACATAAACCGAAACAAACTGGACAACCGAAAGGCAAATCTTCGGGTGATAAGCCGCTCTGAAAACCTCAAAAATCGCAGCCCGTGGAAGTGGGTAAATCGCAAAACGACACCTCGTAAACCGTACACTCGCAAGGCTTAGGCTGTGTTTGCCTCCGCGTCACACAACATGGTACACAGCGTGCATGTCCGTTTTTTCCCTCCCGTATGAGCCGCGCAGGCTGCAAGCGACGGAAGCGCGGCTGGAGGCGATCTACAACGCAGCGCGCAAAGGCTTGCGTGGAGACACGCTGGCGCTGGCCGCCGGGATGCGCCCCGCTGAGTACCGCACCTTGTGTGAGTTCGACCCGCTGGCCGCGCTGGCAGAGGAGAAGGGCCGCGCCGACGGCGAGTTGGAGATGGCGGGCGTGCTGTACGACGCCGCCAAGGACGGCGACGCCAAAGCGGCGCTCGACATCCTCAAGCACACCCACGGCTGGGTGGCGAAGCAGGCCGTGACGGTCGAGGTCAACCAGACGATCTCGATCACGAACGCGCTACAGGAAGCGCAGCGCCGCGTCATCGAGGGGGTCGCGGACACGCTGATTGAAGACGCGAAGCCCTACCCGGAGCGGATCCGTGCAGACGGTTAAGTACACGCCCGACGACGAGATGGAGTTGATGAGCCGGCTGTGGACGCCGGCCATCAAGGACAACCCGCTCAAGTTCGTGCTGTTCACCTTCCCGTGGGGCCAGAAGGGCACGCCGCTGGAACACTTCCAGGGGCCGCGCAAGTGGCAGCGCGAGGTGTTGCAGACTCTCGCTGACCACATCCGCGACAACAACGGCAAGGTGGACTTCGACACCTTCCGTATGGCCGTCTCATCCGGCCGAGGCATCGGCAAGTCGGCGCTGGTGTCCTGGCTGGTCATCTGGATGCTGACCACCCGGATTGGGTCAACGACCATCGTGTCGGCCAACAGCGAGGCGCAGCTTCGCTCCGTCACCTGGGCCGAGATCACCAAGTGGCTCAGTATGAGCCTCAACAGCCATTGGTTTGAGGTCAGCGCCACCCGCGTCATGCCGGCGAAGTGGCTGACGGAGCTGGTGGAGCGCGACCTCAAGATGGGCACGCGCTACTGGGGCGTTGAGGGCCGGCTGTGGTCGGCAGAGAACCCCGACGCCTACGCGGGCGTCCACAACTTCGACGGCGTGATGCTGATCTACGACGAGGCCAGCGGTATCGACGACACGATCTGGTCGGTCGCCGCAGGCTTCTTTACCGAAAACACGCCGCACCGCTTCTGGCTGGCGTTCAGCAACCCCCGCCGCAACGCGGGGTACTTCTACGAGTGTTTCCACTCCAAGCGGGACTTTTGGGGCACCAAGATCGTGGACGCCCGGTCGGTCGAGGGCACCGACAAGCAGGTCTACCAGCAGATTATCGACGAGTACGGGCCGGACAGCACCCAGGCCCACGTCGAGGTCTACGGGCAGTTCCCCAACGCCTCCGACGACCAGTTCATCGGGGCAAACCTAGTGGACGAGGCCATGCGGCGCTCCCAACACAAGGATCCGTCGGCGCCCGTCGTTCTCGGAGTGGACCCGGCCCGGTTTGGCAGCGACAGCACGGTGCTGGCCATCCGCCAAGGGCGCGACATCATCGCCATCAAGCGGTACAAGGGCGACGACACCATGACCGTCGTCGGCCACGTCATCGACGCCATCGAGACGTACAAGCCAGCGTTGGTGGTCATCGACGAAGGCGGGCTGGGCGCCGGCATCGTGGACCGGCTCAAGGAGCAGCGGTACAAGGTGAAGGGGGTCAACTTTGGCAACAAGTCGAAGAACCCGCTGATGTGGGGCAACAAGCGCGCCGAGATGTGGGGCGAGCTGCGGACCTGGCTGAAGGACGCATCTATCCCACAAGACCGCTTCCTGAAGAACGACCTGACCGGACCAATGATGAAGCCCGACAGCAAGGGGACGATCTTTCTAGAGAGCAAAAAAGACATGAAGGCCCGCGGGCTGGCCAGCCCCGACGCGGCCGACGCCATTGCCGTCACCTTTGCCTTTCCGGTGGCCCACCGGGAATATGTGGACAGGGGCCCCCGCCGCAATTATGCTGCGGGCGGCATACAGACGTCTTGGATGGGATCTTAGGACATGTCGAGCAACACCAAGCCGATTGGCGTCGCCTACGAAGACCAGAACATCCTTGGGGCAAATGTGGTCTTGGTTGATGAGCAGCTTGGCTACACCGCTGCGGCTCAGGGCACCGTGACGCAGGAAACCAGCAAATCCACGGCCGTGACGCTGAACAAGCCCGCCGGTCAGATTACGATGAACGCCGCGTCGCTGGCTGCAACGACCAACGTGACGTTTACGTTCAACAACAGCTTCATCAGCGCCAACGACGTCATCGTGCTGAACGTCAACGGCGGCACCACGGCGGCGTACAACGTGTACACCAGCGTCCTTGGCGCCGGCTCCGCGTCGATCACGCTCCGCAACATCACGGCGAACCCGCTGGCGGAAGCGGTGGTGTTGAACTACGCGCTGATCCATTGCGTGTAATGCCAAAGAAAGGCGTCTCTCTGGCCGTAGGCCGGGGCGAGAAGCTACCGACGAGCAAGGGCGCCGGCCTGACTGCAAAGGGCCGGGCCAAGTACAACCGCGAGACGGGCTCCAACCTCAAGCCCCCCGCGCCTAGCCCCAAGACCGAGGTGGACAAGGGGCGCAAGAAGTCCTTTTGCGCCCGTATGGCCGGCGTGGTAGCCAAGTCGGAGAACGCCGACCGCGCCAAGGCGAGCATGAGAAGGTGGAAGTGCTGATGGCCAAGCCAGGGCTCTACAGCAACATCGCAGCTAAACGCGCCCGCATTGCCGCCGGCTCCGGCGAGAAGATGCGGAAGCCGGGCGCCAAGGGCGCCCCTACCGCCGCAGCGTTCCGCGAGTCTGCCAAGACGGCCAAGCCCGCGAAGAAGGGTAAGTGACATGCCTCTGGTGAAGTCCACCACCAAAGAGGCGTTTCGCAAGAACGTGAAGGCTGAGATTGCCGCCGGGAAGCCGGCCAAGCAGGCGGTCGCAATCGCGTATTCAACCAAGCGCGAAGCGGCCAAGAAAGGCAAGAAGTAGGCATGGCCGCGAACGACGTACAGGCTGCCGGGCGCGTTTCCGACAGCGACGAGGCGGATCGCCTGTCCGTCATGCGCCGGCGCTACACGCTGGCGCTGTCAGCGTACTCCGACAGCCGCGAAGACGAACTGGACGACCTGCGCTTCATGGCGGGTAGCCCGGACAACCAATGGCAATGGCCCGCCGACGTGCTGGCCACCCGTGGGTCGGTGCAGGGTCAGACGATCAACGCCCGCCCCTGCCTGACGATCAACAAGCTGCCGCAGCACGTCCGTCAGGTGACGAACGAGCAGCGCCAGAACCGCCCGACGGGCAAAGTTATCCCGGCTGACGACCGCGCTGACGTGCGCGTAGCCGAGATCTTTGACGGCATGGTGCGGCACATCGAGTACATCTCGGACGCCGACGTTGCCTACGACACCGCCTGCGACAACCAAGTCACCTACGGCGAAGGCTACATCCGCCTTCTGACCGAGTATTGTCGCGAAGACAGCTTCGACCAGGACATCAAGATCGGGCGCGTCCGCAACGCCTTTTCGGTCTACATGGACCCGGCCATCCAGGATCCGTGCGGTTCGGACGCTGAATGGTGCTTCATCACCGAAGACGTCAGCAAGGCCGACTACGAGCGGATGTTCCCAGACGCGGCGCCGATCTCGAGCCTCATGACGCAGGGCGTGGGCGACC